TCAGACAATAACATAGGGCCCTAAGAACACTCTTGGGCCCCGTGACCCTATAACAATGGAGAGAGCATATGGCAGGGCCAAAGCATGATTGCACTTTTGAAGAGGACATAGGGTATATTAAGGGTAAACTTGATTCACTTGATGCTAGATTTGAAAGTCAAGACAAAAGAATTAATGGAACTATGTCTATATTCAAATCCCACGTGAGCGAAGGTATTGTATGGAGACGTCTTGTTATTGGAGTTATTTTGGCGGTAGTACTTGAGGCGTTCAACTTGTTTCAACAGTCTGGAGCGTCAAGGGAAAGAATGAATGGACTTACAGCTGCAATGCAAGCACAGTCAAGAGCTCTGGATTGTCATGTTGAGGAAAGTAAAGAATTGATAGAGCGTGTCAATGAACACATATATAAGGATGAATTCGGATGGGATATAGCCGAGAAGGTAACGGAGGTTAATAATGGCTAGAGGATTTGGAGCAAAAGAAATTAAGAAGGCACTGGCGCAAGCACAGAAGCAATCAAAGAACCCAAACAAACATCTTTCTACTACGCAATACAAAAAGGGACTTAAAAAGGGCAGTGGTGGAGAGGAATAAGAAATGGAAAGCAGGGACTATAAAGAGTTACTTAAAGATAGTGGATTGCGGGAACACCTGTTATCAGCCGGGAATAGTAAGATGCTAGAAAGATATGACTATTTCACAGAACAAATAGGAAAACAGTGTGCTTACGCAGAAGCTTGTATTAAAATAATGAGGAATGACATAGATGAGTATTACGCCGGAAGAGAATAAGCCCGAAAAGAGCATAGTCTTAAGAAAAGACTGTGAAGGGCTAAAAGACGATTCCGCGCTTGCTGCAATAGCAAGAACGCTTCCGGAGGACCACGAGGTAGAACTGACACCAAAAGAAGCTCAAAAACTTATTGTTTACCTTAGTAGGCTAAAACATGGTTTGAAAGCAACAGTACCCATTACCTGTACCGGCGAAAAGTGTCCTTATGCCAACAAGTGTCCCCTGGACCAGGCCAAGCCGGTTGGTAAGGATTGTTTAGTGGAGAGAGTCCTACTTGATACGTGGCACAGAGATTATATGAAAGAACTAAACGTTGACCCGGAGAACAGGGTTGATGTTGCATTGGTAGGAGATGTGGTTCTTTGGGAAATGCTTGAGAAGAGAGCGGCAGAAGAGCTATCAAAGAAGCCGCAGATAATTCAGCAAAATATAGCTGGGTTCCAAGAGACAAGTGAAGGCGTTAAGCCTGTATATAAAGATGAGATGAATCAGATGATTCACTCCCTTGAAAAAGCACAAAGGTCCAAAAGAAAGACCCTTGATGCTTTAATCGCCACCCGAGAGGCAAAAGCAAAAGATTCACAGAGAATAATCTCGGATCCGAGCACATACGCTTCAAAACTACTAGATAAGGCTAGAGAGATGTCTGGAGAAAAAGAAAAAGCTGCCGAGATGGTTGTGAAAGAGCTTAGAGCCAAGGCGGCACACTTTGGTCTTATAGAGGCCGAATCAACCGAGGCGGACTAGGATGGCATTGAATAGCGGGAGGAACAGAATATATAAGAGCCCGACTTTTTTAAGAGCTCAGGATGAAAATTTTAAATCTATATTCCCATCTGCGGCGGAAATCAGTGGACATACCAGAAAAGGTTTTAGAATAGTTGACGTTGACAAGAATTTTGCGGGGAAGCTATCTAGATCTAAATATTTGAACAAGTCGTTATTTGGATTTGAGAATGTGGTAACTAGGAAAATTCGTGCGGGGATGTGGGATGTTTTAACCGGGACTGAAACCCTGACTCCAGGAAGCCTAAAAGAGGGGGGTATTTCCAGTTTTAAGGGAACCACCTATCATCCCGGTATAGACAGCCAAAAAATAGCGTCAGGGTTTGAGGTTGGGAACCCATCACATATCTTTAGAACAAAATTTAAGAATCAATTTGGAAGAACCTTTAGTTTGGGTAGCATTGGGGTTGACAAGGAAGCATTGTTTGACTGGTCACAATATGGCCGTAACAATCCCAATTTTTCTAGTAAGGCGAGAAATGCCTTCTCTTGGGCAGAAAAACGTACGATTGCAACTTATAATCTCGGCGAATATTACGATAAGTATGGAGTGAAAAAGGGTAAGCAAATAATTGAAAGTCTAACTGGGCAGAAGTTGGAAAAATCGTTTTTTAGACATTCAGGATCTTCTGCTGGAGAAAATATATATAGAGGGCTTGACGATCTGAGTGCGTCGCAAAAAAGGTCATTTACAGGAAGATCTGCTGCCGGCTCAGTAAGGCCTACATCTTTACCAATGAAAAAGTACGATGCAATATACCAGTCTCACAGGTCTGTTGCAAATACCAAGTTAAATCATGTGGCTGCTTTAATGCGCAAGTCTGGCGGAGTTAGAACTAAAGCTATGGATAGACTTGTCTTAGAAGCGTCCGAGGCTTTCAAAAGTGCCGATAACGTTCGAAATGCTTTCCAAACAAATATGCTTGTCTCCAAATACGAAAAACTATCTGGAGAATTTAGGGTTGTTCATGCGGGCGGAAAAGCAGTGGATATTACCCATAGGTTTGGAACTAAGGGCGCACAAAAGTTTACAAGTAAAACAGGGCTGGATAAAATACTAAGGACGTTTGGCGTAGCGTCTGGAGAGCCAGAACTCATACAGCCAGTATCTCGTTTTGAGCACAAGGCACTGAGGTCTTTTACTAAGAAGTATGTGAGCACACTTCCATATGGTGTTGGAGCCCTAGATGTTGGATTGATAGAGGGGACAGGTAGTTTTGCAAACAGGCTTAGGGTTATAGAGGCACAAAAGGGATTTGGCAATATTGCACTTCCATGGGTTAGGGCAAAAGTAAGCAGGGCATACACTAAGGCGTGGCCGCTGGAAGTAAGAAAAGCCGGAAAATTTGGTCTTGCATTGGCTGGGGCTGCGCTTGCGATATTTGCTGTAAGTAAGCTTTTCGGTGGAGATCCAAAACACGGATCCAACAACAAGCCCATTAATAAGATTATAGGTCATCATCCTGGGCCAGCCAACAAACAGACAGAAGCTGCAATAGATAGTGATTTTAGCGCTGGTAGCAGTTATGTTGGACCTGTCCTTAAAAAGGGTACTTCGTGGAGTAGATGGTTTAGCAAGGCATTTAATACTGAATCCAAAAAGCTTGTGGGTCTTAAGTTGTGGGAAAAAGCTCCATACACTCAGCGCAGAATCCTAGAAAAACACCTTAATATTCAAGTTAAAAACATACCCCTTACTCAAGTCCTTGGAAAGAACGGGGTAGTTACTCCTGGTTCAAAGTTTAAGATTTTGGAAGCACAGGGGTCAGCAAATTTAGGGAATATTTTAGCCAACAAAAAGGAAGGCATAAAACTCGGGACAGCTTCTGTTGAGAGGGCATCTGGAATAACACTAAATCACAGTAAGAGTTTTTTGAAAGCAAGACACTCATCTTCAGCCTACCACGAGGCCGGAGAAATAGTTTCGATGAGATTAAACACGAAGCTTAACTTGAGAGCTGGAAGGCTTAACAGTTATATAAACAGAAGGTATGGTAAATGGGGTGAGGTTACAATAAATGAATCGTCGGGATTACCTTTTGCTTCTAGAGAACTAAGTGAAAAAGGACAACATCTACAAAAAATGATAGTCGATAGAAAGAACACTATCCTCGGAAAAGCTGCTGAATATAATCATTCATCAGATCATGTTCTTAAATTTGAAGCTTTTATTTATGGAAGAACTGAAAAACAGCTAGGTTCAGAATATGTGAATATATGGAGAGGCAAGAGAATCAAGGAGACAAATATTATCGAATATGACCGGTCTCTAAATATGGGAAGGTCTGAAGCTATAAATGCAAAACAAATAAGCAGGGCAATGCAAAAAAACACACAAGGTTTTACAAATAATGTTCTCCACAACAGAAAGTCTATGCACGAAATAGAGGACGTAGCAAAAAAGACTGAACACTTATTTAGGGTATAGGAGATATAATGCCAACAAGCAACAGAACAATACATGATGGTAACCAGCCTGGCGCGGGAAATTTTTTCGCTTCTATATATAGTTATAATGTGATTGACATGTTGAAAAAGGGGCCAAAGAGTGGTTATTATATTCCGGGCACAATAGAGCCGTTACAGGATATGGCTATGCGATTTGGCGGACTCAAGACGCCACCTCCAGCTGAACTCTTCAAGCGAGGAGCGCTTCAGGGTAAGTACGCTGCAGTAAATAAAAATGGGTATGATAAAAAAGCTGGAAGCGCATGGCCGATATTCCTGCATCAAATTTTGCTATGCAGGGTGCACTGGCCAAGAACGTTATAGGAAAAGTTGCAGGACTAGGGTTAAAAGCCTGGAATTGGCAAATAGCGATTAGTCTTGGAGGTATGGCATTTCAGGGGTGGAGAGGCGCAATCGAAAATTCTAGGCAGGGTAGGGTCTCTGGTTTTACAACAAGGTTTAATGATACACGTGAAGCAGCGACATCAAGGCAAAGAGCTGTTAGGGCAATCACCTCAAGTCGGCTTCAGGCAAGAAGTGCTATCGGAAACGAAGCCCAATTATTTCACAGGTGATTATGAATAAACAACTTAGAGCAAAAAGACCTGATAGTATAATAGACAAAATTAAGCAACAAGTTATTGATTTGCTGTTTTCAACAAATTTATCACATACTGAAATAGGAGAAATTGTTGGTTGTTCTCGTGGCCCAGTATATAAAATATACAAAGAGTGCAAGATGACTGGTGAAATTAGGGGAAATATAAAAAAGACTGGTAGAATTAAAAAGTGTGTAAAGTGTAGCGAGGATTTCTATGCTACGCCAGGACAGGGTAAGAGGGGAAGAACGAAATTCTGCTCAAAACAATGTTACACTGCTTGGCAGAAGACAGGAGATAATCGTGGGGAGAATCATCCCAACTGGGTGGACGGTGGCAAGCACGAAGACTACTTGAATCACCTAAGAAAAAGCGACGACTGGAAATCCTGGAGAGAGCAAGTATTCCAAAGAGACAATTATATTTGTCAATTATGCGGCGAAAGAGGGATAGAACTTCATCCGCACCATATAAAACAAAAGAGTGATTTCCCCGATTTAATATTTGAAATTGATAATGGTATAACATTGTGCAGGGATTGCCACAGATCAAAAGGTGTGCATTCATATAAGAGTAATTTATTTAAACTATTTTTACAGTTGATAAAGACAAACGAAGCGATGCTCAAGCACCGTAACTAGTTACAAACAAAGGACTTATGAAAACACGAAGTGATTGTATCACCTAGAAATAGATAAGGAGACACATGGAATCTAACATGGATATGTTTAACGTAAAAAGTTTTATGGACAGATCCATAGCTGGAGGCCTGGATGTCGGGAGCATGTTTGGACATCACATGAGTAGGTCTGGAAGGGGATCAAATAATAAATATGGAAAGATGGGGAAATGGGGCCCAACAGATGAGCAGGTAGCTATGATGTTAAGAGACCGCGGTATAAAATATAGATAAGATTATTGTGCTTAATACAATAAAGGAGAAACAATGGGACTTTACACATCTGGTCTGGGTCTTTTGGAAAAGGCTTTAATGGGTGGGTGGCGAGGCACACGTTTTGCAACAAGAAACGCAATGAGAGCGGGCAGGCATATGGCTCCGCACATGATGAGAGCCGGACGTGCCGCAGGTAGGTCTATGTTTAGAGGCGGAAGAAAGTATATTGCGGGAGGCGTACTTGGAGCCGGAGCCCTATATGGAGGCATCCGTGGAAATGCTACGTTGAGATCTCATTATACGAGAAAAAGCAAGAAAAGGTAATATGTGCTTAGATATATTAAGAATAAAAAAATAAAGAAGTGGTACACTACAAGGACTGGGAAGAGAAGGACCTATATAGATTATAGGACAAAAGCTTGGCAGAACTGGAGAGAAAGTGTATATAGGAGAGATGGTCGAACTTGTGTGTTGTGTGGAAGAAAGAATAGGAGAATGGCGCCACATCACATACTTCCAAAAAAAGACCACAAGCAACTAAAACACAGAGTTTCCAATGGTGCTACACTCTGCTGGCGTTGTCATAAAACCACGTTTTATAGGGAGTATTCCTGCGTTGAAAGGATAGTAAAAAAGATTTTTGGCAAAATGGAAAACTGGAGATATAACGGTCTATATAAAAAATACATGAAAAATGAAAATAAACAAAGAAAAAGAAAAACAAATAATTGATCTTCTTAAAAATACTACATTTACATGTAAAGAAATTGGTAAAATGTTTGATGTTTCTGTCCGGCCACCAAAGGATATTAGAATTAAATTTTCTATAGTAAGACCGGAAAAATGGGAATTAAGATCTTCAAGCGTAAGCATTGAGAAATTATACCTAATTGATAAAATGGATTGTATAGATATTGCTAAAACATTAGATTGTTCAGTAAGAACTGTGTATAGAATGTTGGAGAGATACGAAATACCAAGAGATAGAAATATTTTTCCTACAAGATTTAAACCAATGGAAAATCACCCAAGCTGGCAAGGTGGTAAGTCATTTGAGCCGTATCCACTGGGATGGACAAAGACGTATAAGGAACAAATAAGATACAAGTATAACTATACTTGTCAATTATGTGGAGTGCCGGAAGTAGAATGTAAGAAGAAACTTCACGTTCATCATATAGATTATAATAAAGAAAATATATATATTGAAAATTTAACACCACTTTGTGCTAAATGCCATGGAAAGACTAATTTTAATAGGTCTTATTGGGAAAATTACTTCGTTGTCACAAGAAGACGTTTTATAAAGAGTATGATTGTTTAGAGAAGATCGTAACAGCAACTTTTGGTAGCCTTGATAAATGGTACTATAATGATTATTGGAAAAAAGTTAAAAAGATTATAAAAAATAACGAATAAGAGGAACACAATGAATGATGCAAACAAGCAAGCATTAAGAGTTGAGACAAAAGAAGAAACACTCAACAGAATGTTTGGTACAAACAAAAGACACTCCACAGACAGTAGCATCATACGTGATTGTGAGAGACTCAACGACCTCAATCTTTGTGATAGGAGTGCGAAGCTTGATAGAATCATAAAGGTAGCAGAAGACAATAGTCCAAGATTGTCTCTTTTTAACGAATTCCTAGACTGTAACGTGTTAAGTCAGGTAATCAATTCAAAAATATTTCCTAAATATAGGAAAGCAGTGATGTCGGTTGCCGCCAATGAAATCGTACTTAACAACTTTGATATTGTAGAGAAGATGGGTTTCGATTGGAGAGACGCCATCAAGCCAGCACAGATGGAAGAAATAAGTGTTGACAAAAATGACTTGAGAACTGCAATGGTAGATGGATATTACTTCCTCAAACACAAGAAGAGTAAATCACCGCTTATATTTGCAATAGACTTTATAAATGGTATGTTTACTGGTCACATCTCTGTCTATGTCAGCGAAAAAGACACGCAGTTAGCAGCCACTGTGATGGGTGACATCGCTATGTGGGCAAAAGAAAATAATTTTCTTAAAGGCAAAAAGATAGATTCACATGGTAAGTTTTTAAAGGTAGACAATACTACTATGGACGACATTATTCTTGATGATTCCCTAAAGAGGAGAATCACGAGTGGCACAGTTGATATGTTAGCCAATGTGGAAAAATACAAAAAGAACAATATAAAAATTAAGCGTGGAGTTTTAATGGAGGGTGCCCCTGGAACGGGGAAGACATTAGTATCAAAAGCTCTGTGCAATCAAATAGATAGTACCTTTATTTGGATTACAGCTGATGACGTTAAATATCCAGAAGATATTTCTTACATCTATGACATGGCAAGAGAGTTGTCTCCAACTATTGTTTTGTTTGAGGACATTGATTATATAGGAAAGACAAGAAGTGGATACTCTGGTTCTTTCGATAAAATAACTGGAGAGCTGTTAAATCAGATGGATGGCGTTCAAGATAACGAGGGGCTAATAACTCTAGCTACGAGTAACTATCCCAAGGCACTAGACAAGGCCTTAAGGAATAGACCAGGAAGATTTGATGTTAGAGTAAGGTTTGAACTACCAGACGCGGGTCTTAGGGCAAAGATGCTTGAAAAGTTTTTTGATGGTATTAACATACAGGATATTGATATAAGCGACATTGTGAAGAAAATAGACGGGTACACTGGTGCCTACATTAAGGAACTTGTAAATGCATCTGTTATGTTGGCCATAGACGAGGACTCAACAGACGATTCCGATGTTGCAATAGTAAAAGCAAAACATATCCAAGAGGCCTTAGATGGAATAGAGTCTAGCCGCAAGCTTGACGAAATTGAAGAAGAAGAATAATATAAGAAAGAGATTGGGTGAACGGGTGATGGCCGGACCAAAAGCCAATTGTCTTAACAAAAAGGGTCGTCGGAGCTAATCATCACCCAATACCAAAGAAGAAATATGGCAAAAAATACACAAATACATCCATATTGCAGGAAGTGCCTGAAAGAAAATAGCAAGAACTGGTATCGTAAGGGTAACAAAGTGTTCTACAGAGATCCAGAGGACATAGAAGATGTCCAGATATGTTCCATGATACAGGATTTTCAGGTAGACAGCGAAGCTGAAAAGATCTTATCTAAGAGTGACATAGACTTTGCGGAGTTTCTCTCTGACTCGGCGAAATGGTCGGATGTAGAATTTAACTGGAGCGCAAGATGGTATCAAGATTATATGCTGAAATGTACTGCTAACCGTAAGGTGAGCAGATGTGGCAGGAGGATTGGCAAGACAGAGGCAATATGTGTAAAGATTATGCACTACGCCTACACGCACGAGAGTGTAAAGATACTTGTTATCGCTCCATATAAAAACCAGGTTGGCCTTATATTTGATAAGCTAAACGAATTTATATCCAAAAGCGATTCTTTGCAGGCATCAATAAGCGCAAATTCAAAAAATCCATATCGCATAACGTTTTACAATATGTCGATGATTCAGGGTTTTACGTCTGGAACAAGAACCGGATCCAAGTCGACCGGTATTCGTGGTCAGGATGCTCATATAATTGTTGTTGATGAAGCAGACTATTTGTGTGAGAGTGATTTTGAAGTTATCTTGGCCATCCAAGCGTCAAGGCCCGAAGTTTTAGTGTGGGCGTCATCAACGCCAACCGGTAAGAGAGATATGTTTTTTAGGTTCTGCACGGAAAAGGGACTGGGATATAAGGAATTTCACTTTCCAAGTAGCGTTTCTCCTTCATGGACAAAACAGACCGAAAGACTTGAGAGGGCACAATACACTGAGCAGGGGTATCTTCATGAGTTCGATGCAGAGTTCGGGGAGGAAGCAGAGGGTGTCTTCCTTAATAAGTACGTAGATGAATCCCTAGAGAGATATAATTATCGAGATTTCAGACCAAAATCAGATTGCCTATACACTATGGGCGTTGATTGGAATAGTTCCGGAACTGGAACTGTAATAATTGTTACCGAATGGAATCACGGCCTAAAAGATGGTGCTGGAGCATTCAGGCCGGTGGCAAAAGAAATAATCGGGCAATCAGAGTTTACACAGGTTAAGGCTTGCGAACGAATAATAGGGTTGAATACAAAATGGAACCCTACGGCAATATATGTGGATCAGGGGTATGGTCATACGCAGATTGAGATGCTGAGAAAGTATGGGTTGGAAAATCCAGAAACGGGTCTAGCACACAAGTTAAAGGGTATATATTTTGGTGACACCATGGAAATAAGAGACCCAGTTACCAAACAGCGCGTCAAAAAGCACATGAAGCCGTTTATGATTAATCTTGCCGTTAGAAGGATGGAAGATAGGCAGATTATACTTCCAGAAATGGAAGATGTTAAACACGGTCTTGTCGGGCAAATAAGAGATTATACAGTAATAAGGACCACTGCGCTCGGTCAGCCCATATATAGTGATGAGGATGATCATTCTCTTATAGCGTGGGCGCTAACAATTCTTGCTGCCACCATGGAACACAGTGACATGGCGAAGCAGGGCAGGATATCAAAAGTGGGAATAGCTGGAACATTTGGACACAAAGAGAGCAAAGATTTTAAGCAGAATAAAAAACTTGTGAATGACGAGAAAAGACGCAGCATGGCGATTATTCCCAGGTGGAGATCTGATAGTGTATTTAAGCAAACAACGCTAAAGAACAATATTGATTATCAACGGCAACGTTCGTTGGGGCAAAAGAAGAGAGAAATGGGACCAGCTACCAAAAGAAAGTTGTCTCGTTTTGAGAAGGGTAGGGCAAGCTTTTAGGTGCGTAGGATTTTTCCGGTTCTTCGCGAGAACCGCCGGTGGCAGGCCATCCCCCTTTCAGCTTACCACCGGCTACGTGCCATCCAAGGATAAGGAAAAATATGGCAATAAGCAATAACGACACATCTAAGTTGTCCTACAAGTCAAATATAGAATGGCAGAAAGACAGAACCTTTGAGCTTATGCCTGGCGACGGGTCTTTTGCGGAAGCTCAGGCAGAGCCATCTAGGGATGAAAAAATAGATGTTGTTGTTGAAAGGCTAAGACAGATATCGTCAAAGGGGGATAAGCTGCTTGGAAGGATAGATGAGCACTCAAGTGGCCTGAGGATACCGGTAGACGTGGCTCAACAGCCAGACACGGCCAATGCGGTAAGAAGGTTGGATCCAGAAAGTGGCGGAGGTTATATATCTTATGCACTATATAGCCGCTTGGTTGATGGTTACTATTCTAGCGCAAACGATATTACTCTTGATGGGTTGCTTGGGAATGTAACGGGCGACATTCGGCCTGATTCTAGTTATATTCAGAGTTTACTGTCTAGCGGGTATAATAAGTTTTTTAGTGGTCTAGGACCAGATGTTGCACACATTGTAGATGCCGTATCCAGTGGTCAGGGGCTTGAGGTCCAGGACATAATAAATTATGCGGAACATTACTTGTCTCAGATTGCTGGACCAGAATTTATGGCATGGGGGTACAGGAACGATATAAGGGGCGAGCAGCACACCCTCAAGAGCCTTGCTGGGGTTTGGGGTGATTTAAAATCTTTTGCTCCTGATTCCAAGTTTTTACAGGGGACAGACAAGTATGCAAACGTTGTAAATGGTTTTTTTGACGGAATAAACGGTGTGTTCGGAGATGTTGATTCTATAGACACTATATGTTGTTTTGTTAACTTTTCGGCAGCATTAGATACAAAAACCCTCAGGGGCATGGCCGCCATGATGAAGTTGGCCATAAACGCGCTTAATTTCGAGTTTGATTTTACCTTAAGCGGTTTAGGAGAAATACTCGGAGATTTCATAGGAAACGCCATAAAAGCTGGCATGTTGAACGTGGTACAGACAATACTTCAAACACTATCTAGGCCTCTTGGGACTTGGATAAACACACCACACGACGGATGGGGCAAGGTTAGGGATTGCACTCTGGTTAATGAGTATTTAAACGGAGCGCTGGGAAACGCTGTAGATTACGTTGAAGACCTATGGAAAGATATGATGGACGGGTGGGATAGCGACATAGATCTAAAGAAGAAAAAATGTGATGCAAAGAACGACAAAGAAAGAAAAAAGAAAAAATTAGAAAAGTTTTCTAAGTTAATCGATTTAGTTTTGAAAGCCACAGAGAGATCTTCGTTGTGTGCAGCAGGAACATCACCAGATAGCAGCGAAGTTCAGAGAATTATGGCCGATTACAGCAAAGACATTATGGGTGGACCATACCAATATCCAAAAGAAGAAAATCCTACTATTTATAATAGTTTTCAATATAAAGAGCCTAACGATACGGCGCCATATTCTACAGAGGTTGCGGATGCATTTAATGGAAAAACTGTTGTTGCATCACAAAAAAACGGCGAGGCATTATCGGACGACAAGGACGAGGGAATAAATCTTAAAAGACGCGTTAGTATTGAGAGTTGTATTGAAAAAATTAAACCAGAGGATGTTCCCAAGGTCATACAGTGGATGGGGGAGATTAATGCTCAATCTTAGGAGAATGAATGATTAATCTATTTTCAATTAATACTACATACCAGGATAAACCAAAAAAGAGCAGACAAAAACCAATGTATGTTGGTAAAGTTAGCAATCGTGGGCTGGTGTATAATTCACTCGGAAACACTGCAAGTAGAACGCAGTTTCAGGAGAGCGAGTACAATCTTGGAGAAGTATCAAAGGTAGTTGATGTTGAAGCGTATGTTAGGCAAGCATTTGGGAAACATGTAGAACTGTGCCTTAAAGAGGGGTATGAGGTCTCCAGTAGGGATGAGTCTGCCACTAAGTATATAAAAAGACGTCTCAGGGAAATGGCAGAGGTTTCTGGCGTTACATTTGATATGGTGCTAAGAAGTATAACACAAAACATAATATCATATTCTAATGCATTTATAGTGAAGGCAAGAGACGCAAAGAAATCGTCTGGTAATTCTATATTAAGATCAAACGGAAGACCAGTTGATCCAGTGGCTGCCTATTTTCCACTTGACCCGACGTCTATTAAGATCAAGAGAAGTATGCACGGAAAGATACTAAAATATGAACAGTCCATACCGGGAAACCCATCTGCTCCAAAGTTCAACGCAGAGGATATGGTTCACATATATTACGATAGAAAAGAGGGCTTTGCTTACGGAACGCCATATATAATCCCTGTATTAGATGATATACGCTCACTCAGAAGGATGGAAGAAAACATAGAGATGCTTCTCATCCAGCACCTGTTCCCACTGTATCAGTATATAGTAGGAACAGAAGATAATCCTGCGGAAGTATATGACGATGGAAGCACTGAAGTCGACGTTATTCGCGATCAGGTCGAACAGATGCCAACAGAGGGAAGCATTGTCACGCCTGAAAGGCACGAGATAAAAAACATAGGCGCACAGGGCAAAGCAATAGAGGCGTCTAAGTATTTGAAGCATTTTGAAGCTAGGGTTTTGGCTGGACTTGGAATTTCTGAGATAGCGCTTGGTAGGGGCGGAACGGCTAATCGTAGCACAGCGTCCACTATTGACAAGATGATGACAGATAGATGTAAGGATTTTCAGGATGTTATTGAAGGGTTCGTTAACGAGCAGATACTTAAAGAACTGTTGTATGAGGGTGGGTTCGTAATAGACGAATCCGAAGACAGCTTTGTTAAGCTCAAGTTCAACGAGATAGATATAGATAGCATGCTGAAGGTTGAAAACCACAGTATATTTAAATATGAGCACGATGCAATATCTGAGACTGAGATGAGGGAACTTCTTGGGAAAGATCCAGTAGGTGACGAGCAAAGAGAAGATATGTACCTTGAGAGGGTTTCTATACCTAAGGTAACGGCCGAAGCGGATGCTGCAATAAAGATTGCGAAAGAATCACCACAACCGACAGCAGCAGTTAAACCAACTGGGACATCTACAGCCAACAAGAAGAAGTCTACTACCAATAGGAATAAGCCGACAAATCAGCATGGAACAAATACGGCGAAAACAAGAGAAAAGCAAGATGGAGAGAAGCAGTTATGTGCCTTGTTAGACCATTTGTGGCACCTGACAAAATTAGATGTAATAGATATGGTAGAAGATTTAGATAGTCTGTCTGATATCGAGATTGATAACATACGGCCGATTGCAGAGCTAACGTGTGGCGATCTTATGAAACAGACGGCTTCTCTTGGTATTGATTATGAGGCGTTAAATAGTGGCATTAAGGATGTGTTTAATGATGTTGCAGACCTCTTGTGTTCTACTGTATGTAATATTGACAGCAAAAACGATATAGCGCATAGGGTATCTGGAATTTTTGAAACTTTTAGATATAGATTGAGCGACCTATCTGAGTCGCTATACAAGGAGGAATAATATGGGTGCTAATATTGGACAATCCAGTGCGGGTGTAGGCAACAGAGACCCGAGAGAAGGTCCGCAATATTGGAAGAAGGTACAGGCAGACCTAAATAAGCAGGCCAAATCAACAAAAACCGGAAACAAAAAATAGGGAGAAGATATCATGGCAAAACAGCTTGAATTACTTGACACATTTCCTGTTAGTATAAGAGTTGACAGTGCTAAGAGAGATATCATCATGTCGGATGCAGATGGGGTAAGAGACGATTACAGTCTCATTGTTGAGGTTGATGCCACGCACAGTGGTACACTTATCAACAATCGCGTCTATCCGCCTGACAAAATGAAGAAGGGTGTCAGTAGTTGGACCAAGCCATATAAAAAGCCGGTTCTTACAAATCATGATGATAGTCAGGATCCAATAGGTAGGGTTATCAAGGCGAAATATATACCGACAGATAGAGGCGCCGGAAAGGAATATAAGCCAATACTGAAGCAAAGTGACGGATATGGCTTCATGCGTCTAACGGTTAGAGTAACAGACCCAGATTCGATTGCAAAGGTTATAGACGGTAGGTATGACACGGTCTCTGTTAGGATGACCACTGACCATGCGTTCTGTTCGATTTGCGATTCCGACTGGAGTGTAGATGGTCCGTGTGAACACTGGCCAGGAGAAAGCGTAGACGGAAAGCTCTGTTAACTGACCACAGGAAAATTATCGTATAGAGAGATGTCGTTTGTTAACCTTCCTGCTGACGAATTCGCAGGAGTTAAAGACATT